TTTTTTGTTTTATCTACTTGTCTAACCATACGAAGTATTGGATGATGTCTATCTAATAATTCTTGAGTTAATTTATTTTTAGTTCCTTTAACAGTTACTTCTTCTTTTTCAAAACGAAGTTTATTTAAAATTTTATTTTCAGCTTCTGTTTCTAGTTTAATATCTTTTTTAAAACTGTCCTCTTTAAATACAGGTTCTGATTTTGGTTTTTCATAAGCTCTTGGTATTAGTATATTTTTACTTGATAAATCTTCAACAACTGTTTTGTCAGCAACATAATCTGTTAATACATCTATTGCATTGTTATTGGTTTTTTTAATTGTATTGATAACTTTAGCTCCACCAGATTCAGCTAAACCAAACGTAGCAAATAATAATGTAGAATCTATTAATTGATCTTTACTAGGTAGTTCTTGTTCTATGATTGCACCTGATCCTTCAAATCCACCTACCCTTAATAAAAGTTTAGATAAAAAGTTTTTTCCAAAACTTCCTAGTTTAAAAGCACTACCTAATTGTATTGCTTCTTTTGCACCTGCTTTAACACCTTCTTTGGTATATATATCCCAAAATTCTGACCAACTGTGTACCTTTTCTTCTTGTAACATATTCAAATATGTTTCTCTAATTGAACCTGCAAAAAAACCAGTACCTGCCGCAGTACCTGTTTTACCTGCACGACCAAAAGTTAAAAGGTTTGTAAGTAAAGCACCTGTTAAATACACAGGCAAATCTTTTGTAATAACTGCAAGATTTTGTATGTTTCTTTCTATGATACCTGTATCTTCAAAAGGTTCTGCAACATATCCTTCAGGTAAACCTGTACCATCATTACCTGGTAACTGATGATAGTTTTGAATTAAATCTATAATACCCATGTTGAAACCTCTGTCCCAATATTTTTCTACTTCAAAAACTTCACCAACTAATTTTTCTTTTAAAGAAGTATTGTCAGGTTCATTCTTTTCTACTTCAAGTAATTTTTCATAAGTTGATTTAGTTTCTTCTTTACCTAAATTAATTATGTTATCCCATATCTTTTTTATTGGTCCTTTATCTATTGGTTCATATCCAAACTCTGCTAAAATTTCATTACTTTCAAATCCAGCATTTTCTAATGTTAATATTTTATCTTGTTTCCAAGCACTAATTTCTTCTGATGAAAACCCACCTTTTTTTAACGCTTCTAGTTGCGTAGTAAGAGTTGTCATTTTGATAATCCTATTCTTTTTAAATACTCTTCTGTAGTTTCACCAGGTAATCTTTTAGCATCTGTTTCTAAATTAAATGTTTTATTTTTTTTAATTTGGTCTATCATTTCTTTAAAAATTTTATTTGCATTAGGCATAAAATTTAAAACATCTTTTCCAATAAATTCTTTTTTTGTAGGATCAGTTAAAGTTTTTGCAGGTATTCCATTTTTAATACCATTAATATATCTTGAATACATTACATATTTAAAATTATTTAATCTATCATCTAAACCAGAATCAATACCTACTAATACAGGAGAACCTTGAACTGGCATTTTATAGTAATCTATAAACTCAAAAAATGTTTTCATTTCAGAGTATGTTTCTGGATTTTTATTTTGTGAATCAATCATTGAACTTAAAAATTTAAGGTCTTGCAAGTTTACACCATCTTCATATCTTTCTATAATAGATTTTCCTTCACCAGTTTCTCCTGGTAATAAAAATTTATCTGTTACTTGATTGATTTCATCATTAACAATTAAATTAATTATTTGAGAATTAGAGTCAAAACTTGAAACAGATTTACCTTTAGTATTAACAATTTTTTCATTTAAAGATTTAAATTGTTCAATAATAACAGGAGTATTTCCAAATAATTGTTCTATCTGTTGATCGAATATACCTTTTTTTTTATCCATTTCTTCTATTATTTCTTTTGATTGTAAAGCTGTTTCTGCTGATATAATTTGATTTTGAGCTAAAATACTAAACTGCATATCAGTTCTTTTAGCTCTTGCTTTTTTATTAAAAAAACTTTTAAATTCAGTTTGTTCTGTTGCGGACAAACTATTATATAAATTTACTAATTCTTCATTACCACCAAATGTTCCTTTCGCTATTTCATCATAAGCTCTGCTTAACAAAGCAGGTGCAGCATCTGGAGGTAAATCTAATGCACCTGTTAATACTTGAAACTTACTTTGTAATATATTTTTATCTGCTGTAGCGGATAAAGTTATTTTTTGTTCAGCAGATAATAAATCAAATTTACCAGCTTCAAGTGCTTCTTTAAAAGCAAAAGGTTGTGCAGTAGCCATACTTTCTGCTAAAGTTGTTATACCAAATTGATTGTATGCTTTAATTAAAATTTTCTTTTGACCTTCATCATAATTTGTATTTGAATTAATTTTATCAATTACTTTTGAAGTATATATATCTATATATGCTGGTCCTACATCTTTTAACACCAATGCTTCTTTAGAAATATAATCTTCATCTATGTCTTTTGATAATGTTATTTGTTCTGTTCTTGAACCTTCAAGAGCTTTAGTTTTTAAAATACCTGCTGTAGAATAAAATTTTTTTTCAATAGCTTTTATGGTGAAGTTATCAATTTTATCAAATTTATTATTTTTAAAATAATTATATAAACTATTTACTTGTGTGTCATGAAATATAGCAGCATCAGATGGATTACCATTTTTTTTAGTTTCACTTTGAATTGTAAACAAACCTTTTTGAATTACATTTCCATTATCATCTTTTTGATCTATGTACATTTCAGATAATAATTGATATGCTTTATTGTCTGCCTCTAATTTTTTTTCCTCTACATATTCATTAACTAAAAAATCACTTACTGATTTTGTTGCTCTAAAAATGTTTTCACGAACATTAATATTAGGTATAGTACCTGTGCTTCCAGTTTCTGCTGTTATTCTTCCTTTTATATCGTATGTTGGTATCTTTGGCATACTATCCTGTCATTGTTAATAAACTTGTTCCTGCTTGACTAGCAATTTGAATTTGTTCCATAGTAGCTCTTTGTCTTGCAAGAGTTCCTTCTATCCTTGCAAATGACGCTTCTTCAAAAGCTCTAGCTTGTCCTATCTCTGTATTATATCTCATTATATCTCTTTCTATTTCTGCGTTATATAAATTTGATAATTTAATTAATTTTGCTGTACCAGAAAATTCTGCTCCAGATTTTAAAGTATTAACAACTTGAGTTGATTCAAGCTGTTTAAATTTTTTATCAAATTTTTGTAAATCTAAAATTAATTGATTTTCAAGAGCTTCAGCTTTTTGTTCTGCTACTAATGCTCTTCTATTAAAAGCTGCTTGTTGATATGAACCAATAGCACCTGCTTGTTGCATACCAAGTAATGCTGATCCACCTACTATGAATGGTACTGCTGGAGCTAAAAATCCCATTAGAATATCCTCGCATATCTGTATTGGTCTGAACCATCAAAACCATAGTGTTTCATTAATCCCTCGTTCTCTAATCCTAACCATTCTGCAAATCTTATACCTTTATCAAAATCTGTTCTTACAGCAGTTTGAACTCTTTTAATATTATATTTTCTTGCCACTTTAGCAAAATCTTTTTTGATTGCTTTAGCAACTGATAAAGGATGATCCCAAACATCTTGTGTTGCAATAACCCAACCTTCTGCTACCTGACCCCAAATCATTTTCATACCAGCAGCAAAGATTGGTTTCTTACCAACGAGTCCTGTAAAAGAAAGGTGGTCTTGCACAAGGTTCATAGCATCTCCTTCAAATCTAGCATCCTTATCCATAAGTGCGTGGTTCATTTGGCATGATAGGATAAATCTTCCATGTTCAGCAGTATAGGGTACTATATGTAGTATATTATCCATCATTTGTAGTCAACCTAGGGTATAGCGATAAAATTGTAAAAGGTAAAGGTTGAGTTTGTCTAACAAAGATAAAACCATCTGTTTCATAGTTTCCTCTAAACTCTACCTCTTTGTCTCCTGTAAATGGTGGTATACCTTCATCCATTAAATCAGCAGAACTTCTAAATGGTATTCTTTCCATATCACTTAGATTTGGTCCAACCTCAACACCAATTGTTTCAAACATTCTAACAGTAATGTCATATATTCTTTTAGTTTTACCTTGTGATGTTCCATTCTGTGAACCAGCATTTAATCTCATAGTTTGTAGTAAAGATGTATAAGCTAAACCAACTTTTACATTTAATGCAGAACGATCTAAAGTTATACTTCCAGAGCTAACAGTTTTATCTGGATGTGTTGCACCATCTGCTAGTATAGAAACAGTTTGTCCTTCAAGATGATCTAATCCTGATATGGTACTTGCAGCACTACCACTATAACTTAATGCACTATCTAAAAAATTAAATGATGTATTATCTGTTTGATCAAAATCAAATACATTTAAAACTTCTACAAATCTTCTTGTTGCACCATTGATTGTTCTTTTAACAATTACATAAACTTCATATTCAGTATCGTCTGTTGGGATTACCGCAACACTTTCACATACAGCTTTACCTTCATCAGTCTTTGCTAATCTAACAGAATCATCTAAAGATGTTACAGTTAAAAATCCTGTAGACAATGGTGATGTTTCTGTAATCGTAACTACATTACTGCTAACTGTTGCTGTAAAATCAGAGTCAGCATCTATTAATGTTTGTAAATTTGTAGCTGTTTGGTTATTGCTAGATGTAGTATGAAACTTACCAGTTGTAGAAGATGTAGCAGAAGTAAAAGTTGTAGTCGTACCATCTGCTTTTGTTAAAACTATTCTTGTACCATCTGCAATGTTTGCAAAATCAGTAACTGTTATTGTTGCATTACCAAACCTACCACCAAAAATATGTCTGTGCCAAGCAGTTACTTGTTGTTCTCTTTGATAAGTTAATCCTACTAATTCACCATCATTTCTTGTAGCATAAACAATTTGATTTGGTTCTTGTTGATATGCAATCTGTGTTACCCCTCCTTCTGTAACGTGTTCAGCAAGGATAGTCATATCAGGTGCAATGTAACCATCAACATCAAAGTTATAAGCAAGTTCTCTTATTTTTCTTTTAGCACGTTGTAAAAATAATGTTGCGTTACCTACAGATATAGCATCTACATTAGCTGCACCATGGTTCGATTGTTTTTTAATTAATATGTTTGTTGGTGTAATAGCACTATCAGTACCACCTCCTGATACAGTAAACTCACCCCCTGCTGTACCAATAATTAAAGTTCTAGTTGCTGTCATAAATCTGATAGCATTAACTTGGTTAGATGCGATTGTATAAATGATTGCATCATCATCTGCTACAGTACCACCAATATTTGCATCCATGTTTTCATAATCACCAGACTTTGAAAAAAATATTGTTTGTGGTTGATCAGTTGTTCCTGCAAATACTAATCTTTGTTCAAAAAAGGTTACGCAAGAAGGATGACCTGTGGTGTCAGAGAAAGCTCCTAGTCGCCAATCTGCTGTAGCACTAGCACTATCTAAAGCAGTAATAATTGTAATCGTTGCATTAGTTGTATCTGCAACAGCAGTTATTTTTGCATAACCTGCATTTAAAAAAACAAATCTGCCAACATCTGTTGATTGAAATCCTGATCCACCATTAATACCAGTAACCGCAGAAGCAACTAAAGCTATACCTGTACCGACTGCTGATTGACCTGGATTTAAAGTTGTATCAGTTGTATTAGCGTCTTGCATTGGTCCTTTAGTAAAATCTACATCTGTTAAAGTCCAAGATGTATGACCAGTACGAGATAGTTTTTCTACTTCGTGTGATGGGTGTGTGATGTACATAACGTCAGCACTTTGTGCAAATTTTAAATCAAAAAGTTGTGCAGTAGTGTAAGGTGTTGCTAGTTCAAAAACTTTATTAGATACACCACCAGAACTATAAGCAGTAAATCCTGTGCTGTTTATATCAACACCATCTTTGTCTTGTAGTTCAAATGTATTGGTAGTTTTGTCTGCAACTAAAAATCTTTTACCATTAACTTCTGTCATACCAGAAACACCACTAATTAATACTTCATCACCATTTTCATAACCATGTGATGTAGCAGTTACTACCGCAGGATTAGCTTGTGTAATTCCTGTTATAGTTTTATCTCCTTCTAGTACAGCACCTTTATCTTTGTACACTCTCATTTTTAAATTTGAAAACTCAAGCATATAAGTTTGTGTTGTTGAAAATTCAAAAGGGATTAATCTTGTTTTATTATCGCTATCAGCAACCTCTGCTATAAATGTAGAACCTGGTCTACGAGCTGCTGAGCCATGTGGATAAACAACTAAATTTTCTAATGTTGAACAACCTGATGAGTATTTAGTTAGATCAGTTCTACCATCTAATCTGGGTGATAGTTCACCACCTGTAAAGTTTGTAAGTTCAACAGCGACCCTAGCCATTTATTAAAACCTTGAGTTTATAAATGTACTTGCATCTATTTGATCTGACATACCTAAATCTTGATCTATATTCTGACCTTCTGTTGAATCTACAAATCTAGCATCTTTTAATTTATCTTGAAATAAATTGTACATATTAGTTGCTGTTTGATTATTTGATGTTACTGCAAAAGCTATGTCAGCACCTAAAGCAGCAGATAAAGTTTCTCTTAATGATTCATCATATTCATTAGGATCTGTAATTCTACCAATATATAATATCTTCATACTAGAAGTATTACTTAATATTTTTCTACCTTCTACTTTGTAATTTGAATCATAGTCTAGTATTCGTAGCAACCTTAAACAATCTGCTGGTAGAGTATAAGCAAACTTAAAACCCCATGCAGGAGCTGTAGTGTCTGCTGCTAGTTCTTGTCTTTTCTGTAAGCAGTTCCAAGGATGTGATCTAAATACTGCATCTCTTACTTGTGTAAATCTTGAGTTGCAAAGTCTTGCATTTTTTGAATCTTCTGTAAGTGAAAGGATTGTTGTTGCACCTAGTTGATTTAATGCTCCATTACAAATGTCTACTACTGATGCCATATTACTTCCTTATAATATACTTTCGCCTTATCTGTCTATCTTTTTCTAAAGCAAAAATTTCTTCTTCTGTTCGTTCTTCTTTGGTATCAAATCCATAATGGTATTTAGGACCATGTT